TTGATGACAAAGAAGACACTGTATTTTTTAGCTCTTCACAGTTTCTAAATATATCAGCTGCAACGCTTGCAGAAGTTATTGTTGCAATCAACAGCTCATCCACTTTATTTAAAGCTAGATTTACAAGTAACTCCTCCAACATCTTGCTTTATCCTGTTGCGCATGACGCTGAGATTATCCAAGTGTCGCCTTTACGATCAACAGACAACGTACTGCTGTATGCAAACTCACTATTCAAGTTTCCAACTGATCAATTTAGCTATATAGCTTTATATCAAAACAGCACAAGACTAAGAGAAAAAGCTAAAAATGCAGAACTCACTACTACACCGTATGCACAGTGGAATATTACGTCCGCTAGTAATATTATTATCTCTGTCGATAGCACGCCTTCACAAGACAGATTATTCACATTAAGTGATTTTCCTGGAGCTTCATCGTTTTCTTCTTTGACATTGCAAGAGTGGGTAAATGTTTTTAATACAAAATTTGCTGGTATTACAGCAGAAGCAACACCAAGTCAAACAATGGTGATTCGCTCTAATAAAAAAGGTGCAAACTCAAAGATTGTTGTAAACGGTGGAACACTCTTAAATAAGTGGTTTCCTAATCTACCAACACAGTCAAACGGTCAAACAGCTCAATTTGAGCTAAATAGACAAACCGGAAATCTACGCATCTTAACCGATATTTTTCCTGGTGATAACATAACTGCTGGAGTTGAAGATGCAAAAGGTTTTGTGGTCTCTACGCCGACAAACTCAGGTACATATAATTTTTCAAGCGATAGTGTTGGACGACCATCAGAGATGGTTGTGGTTGTAGATTCAACTTTCTGCAACCAAAAAGCATTATCGCTCTTAATTGGATCCACTATTAACGTAACTACGCCTGACTCTACCACTATGAGAATTATGGTTAACTCTATAGATACTTTTGCAGCTATTCAGCCTGGTGACTATATCTATATAGTAAAACGATCATCTGGTTGGCTTAACAACGCAAATACTGGGTTGTTTAAGGTAAAAGCAAAAGGAAATCACACTACTGTAGGTATAGATACTTTCGTAGATGTAAGCAATGATAGTGCGGTTGTTGAATCTGGAATAGTAGTTGCTGACTCACTTGATATTAAAGGTTTCGAAACCGATGGTTATCCTCAGATTTGGAGAGGAGCATACTTAGTTAATCCACCTGCTGAACCCATCAACGGCGTCGTTAACTCTTTTAATAGAGATTTAGCTGGAGTTCTAGCGACGATATATAAATCAAACTCTATCAAGTTAACATCAACAACAGAGAACGGTGGAAGCTTAGCTGTACCTGTATCCGTAGGTAATGCCTTTGTAATTTTCCCTGAAACACAGTCTGCACAATTTGGAAATCCTTCTCATATCGCCACTAGAACTTCTGAGAAAGCGTTATTTAGTATCTTTAAAAGAACAACGCCGACAGACACGAATGTGTTCTTAGATCGACATATCTATACAGATAGAAGAGCAGTACTTTCTGCTAACGCAACTCCAGATTCTCCTCCGTTTGTAGGCGCATACAGTGAGATAATTACGTCTACTGGCGCATTAACTTCGGCTAACGTTGATTTTGACGATTATGTGTCTTTTACTCGTGGCAGCAACAGAGGCCAACTAAGGACAGTGAAAGCAAAAACAGGACCTAACTCTATTGGAACTCAGCAATCTGTTGCTAGAACAGAGATCGATCACGTGGTCGACGACGAACTGCAGATCGTAAAACCAATATCTATATCATCAGACGACAGCATTGTTGTCGTATTAGATAAAGACGCTACTATCAAGACTGTAGACATAAAGATGTCTAGAACTGGGAGAGTTAATTCTGGCTCAGGTATGAGCTCATTTACTCCCACTACTACAGAATTTTCTGCTTTTGACCAAGATAATGAGCCAGGTATTGATTTTAGTAACGTTAACGTCTGGGGAAAAACAATAAACAACACAGAGTTTGCAGACTATGCTGTATGGATGAGAGCTCGAAACTGGTACGCAACTGGCGGAGTTGTAGGCTCTGACGGTAAGATGCTGGTCCGCGCTGCTCAGTACGGACCAAACGGCGAGAAACTAAGATTTAGCTTAGAGCATCCTACATCTCCAGATCAAACTCCTACAACTACTTACATTAATAGTCCATCATGGAGTAGATTTTCTTACTTCTTCGGTTCTGGTCCTGCTAGAGCTACAGGATTAAATGCTGGTGATACTATTGCAGTATTAGGTCCATACCCAGACGACAGCACTAATTTTCCTAATGGTGCGTCGTCGAGCGGAAATTACTATGACTACACTTTCTCTGCTGGTACTTTAGCTTCTGTACTTGTCGGAGATGTTCTATCTATAGTTCAAGGATCAGGGATTTCAAACGCAAACTCTGGTCAATTCAGAGTAGCAAATAAAAGTGGTCTGACAGTTAGGGTGTTTAATCCTAACGCAACAACAACTTCACCTGGTGCACCAGAAGTTACTACAGTAACTACTGTACCAGATGTAATTGGAACACCTACAATTTACAATGTCGCCACTGTAGCAGATGTCGGCGGCTCATTACATCTCACTTACTTTATTATCCATGATACTCAAGGGTCTGTTGCTGTCTGGTACGACGTAAATAATACAGGCGCACCGCCTCCCCCACATGGAGCAAATAGAGCAATCAAGGTTGCTACTGTTGTTAGTGGGGATAACGCTAATAATGTTGCGACAAAAACAGGCTTAGTTATAGCACTTGATAATGCTTTTAGTGTTGGTGTTATAGCGAACAACATAACGATAACAAACTTGATCAACGGTCCTCTTGCTGCAGCTTCCGCTGGAACAAGCGGTTTTTCTGTCAGTACAACTACGGGAACTGCAGACATTTCGCTAGATGGTAAGTACTTTATCATTTACGATGATGAGGGATCAGTTGCTGTCTGGTACGACGTCAATAATGATTCCACTAGAGAGCCTTTCCACGGAGCAGATAGGTCCATTCGCGTAGATGGTGTAGTTGCTGGAGATAGCGCAGCAACAGTAGCAGCAGCAACAGTAGCAGCGATAAACCCAGACTTAAAGTTTTCAGCATCTAACTTAGGCAGTACAATCACTATCACCAATTCATTTGACGGTAATGTTCCTTCGCCAACCGCTGGTACATCTGGTTTCACGATATCGTCGGTAAATGGTTCTTTGTCTACTGCAGAGCTTATCACAAACTCAAACAACGTGATATTTTTTCCTATCACCGGTACAGATGTTTCAACGATTGCTTCTACTGTTAATCCTAAGCAGATAATTGAGATTACTCCAATTGGATCGCCAGCTTTAACAATTAGTAAATCTACAAGAGAAGACGACTACATATACGGAGGCGACTCTACAGCGCTAGGTTTTGGGCATAATCCAGGGTCTGCTTCATTAAGAGGTTATATTAGTTTATATGATGGGATAAATTGGGTTAAGAGCTTCATGAACTCAAATCCAAACTTTACGATGAAGACCCCATATACTCTAAATGGAGTTGCTCCGTCTGTTTATCAGATGGACACTGCGCCAAATCAAGGTACAAGCGACCTTGGCGAGCTGTTCAAGTTGATTCCTGTAACTGTTCAAAATATCCACCATCAACTTACTCAGAAAGCTCTATCTCAGTTACCCATTATTTCTAATATCAGAATATCTAATGATAGGAAAAATCTACAGATAACGTCTAAAAACTTAGGTTCTGCTGGAGCTGTTGAGATCATCGGTGGAAATGCTAATAAAGCAAAAGCGTACATCTTTGGTGAATCTGAGATATCTACCGATACAAGCGGAAATTACCTACTAATGAAGATTCCAGCCTTTCCAGATACATTTAATACTGGCGATTACGTTAAGTTACAAAACGACACTGGCGTAAAAAGATTTTCGCGTCTTATCGGAACAGATAGTATTACTGTCACAAACCCATCATCTGGAATAATCGAGTACAACTATAATCCTAAGGCAATTAACGTTACAGGGACAACACAGTTCACGATCACAGATGTTTCTGCTTCTTATGGAAGACCTGCTGGATTCGTGTGGCGCTGGACGCACGATGGTTCTGCAACTTTGGCTCAAGTTAAAGCTGGAGACCAAATTATGGCTTTTGGTCCTACTTTAAGTTGGGATCAGGGTAATAAAGCGAGAACTGCAGGAGATGGGTTAATTGCTGGTTTGCCTATCGTAAGCGTAAACGACACATCAAACTATGTAGACGTCATCAATCCTTATGGTAAAGCGATGACTTCTACTGCAGTTGGTCCTGGAAATACAGTTCAGATCTGTCCTACTCCAATTATTAAGTGGAATCTTGCTCACGCCGCAAGAGTTGGTATAACATCGATCACTAGAACAGCTGGTGATGTCACTGTAGTGTGCAGTAGCGCTCATTTTTTAAATAGCGGTGACTCCATTGATTTAAGAGACAGTAATAATTTAGCAGATGCTTCTTATTCTCCTGTTACAGTTACATCTGCAAACCAGTTTACTTTTGCTTCTGCAGGTACAGACTTTACTGAAGCAGCTGTTGGCGCATCTTTAATTAAGACCGGTCTAGTGCCTACTAGATACAGACTAGAAAAACTTGGTTTCAACGGTCTAATTAGAATCTCTAGACAAGATGGTGAGTCTCCTAGGTTTACTGACTGTGGTGTTGCAGTTGATGACTATATCTTGATAGGTGGATCTACATTTAAAGCAAACAACAACGGAAGATTTAGAGTTCTAGCTGTCGACAATAACTCTATAATTTTGGAGAATGCTTCTGCAACAGACGAGATCAATACTATCATTCCTTTTAATAACAAAGGTCTTAATGCAACATGGACAGCAAACACTAATACTGTAACAGGTGTTGCTGGAACGTTTAAGAACTTAAATATAGGTGATTGGGTTAAAAAACCAGAAGATCCAGACTCTTACTACAGACAAGTTGTAGCTTTTACACCAGGTACGCCTAGTACTGCTACACAGATCACACTAGGTGGAAATTACGCAGGAACAACAGCGATCTCCGCAGGTGTCTTGTACGATCAACTTAATGATCACGATAAAGGTGTTATCTTACAAAATGCAGATGATATTGTTGTTTTAGAGGGCGACTCTGCAGCGACAGGTGATACTCTTTTTATACAGAACATCGTCAACAGCAACTGGTTTAGTATCAACAATATAGGAAGCTTTGGTATCACGGAAGTTGGAACAAACGCGAGCACATACAAGCCTTTCATCAGGGTCTTTAATCCCGTTGGAATACCAGAATCTAATAGGTTGATGTCGGTTGATACGGCTGGCTTCTACATCATCGAAAGCTTAATCAATAAGTTTTACTCAATAAGACAGATCCAGCACGTTGCATTAGATGATCTGAACAAAGAAAGAAGATCTCTGTATATCACTCCAGCTAATAGAGCTTATAAGTTTAATAGTGCCAATAAAACTAGTATTACTCATATGGGTAAATTAGGTTACAGCACCGATGTAACTACTGGCATAGATGGCTACTTATATTACGTAGGCTTACTAAGAAGAGTTCAAAGAATAGTGGATGGGTATGAACCAGATGCTCAAAATTTCCCAGGAAGGCGAGCAGTTGGTGGTGCAATTGAAATTCTGCCTCCTCTGATCAGAAAAATCTCTATAGCTATCGATGTCACTACAGATGAAGGTGTTAACCTTGGAGATATCTCCAATAACATCAAGTCTGTTGTTATTAATTATATCCAGACTTTAGGTGTCGGCGAGGACGTTGTTCTTTCTGAGATCATTGCTGCTATTATGCAAATTAAAGGCGTCGGTGCAGTCACTTTCTCTAATCCACCACCTAACACTGAACGTATCACTATAGCAAACAACGAGAAAGCTACAATTATACCTGACGATATAGGAATCGCGTGATGCGGGCGCATAAAATAATTAACTTAGTAAGTAATAAAGTTTTTATAGATCAGACACGGTGCTCTATCAAAGAGCGACGAAGCAATTGTTGCTCGTTCTCTAGGTTTACTGAGAAATATAAAGCAATATTAAGTGCAGTTAGAGTTTTAGGTGTATCTGCGTAACGAGTTAGATGGTATGTTAGTGATAAGCGATGATGTGTACATATAATTATCATTTGAGGCTATAAATGCTTAATAAGAATAAGATTGACAGGTTACACGAACTGCTGCCAAAGCACCTAAACACGAAGACAAACGTGAACTGGAAAGCTTTGATTGAAGCTCTTGGCGAAGCTGACCAAGATACTGCAAATCTAGTTGCTGAAGTAAGAAAGCAGTTCTTTGTTAAGACTGCTTCTAGGCCTTATCTAGACAGACTTGCCACAAATAATAAAATAGCAAGACCTAGACTTGTTGGTATGGACGATGCATCTTTTAGACAGTATATTCCAGTTTTGTCGTACCAACCTAAACAAGTAAAACTTATCATAGATCAGCTGCTAGATATCTTTTTCTTTAAAGAATCTACTACTGCTTTTATAACATCTCAAAACTTCAGTCCATTTGATTTAAAAGACGGCTGGGAATTAGAGTTCTTGATAGATGAGCAGTTTAAAGATAGAATTGTTTTTACTTCTAACGATTTCACTGACATCAACGCAGCAACAGCAAATGAAATTGTAAGCACGATCAACAGGCAATCCAAGTATTGTTACGCCACAGCCTACTATGACAGCATCACTAAGAATACATTTATTAGGCTGTTTACGAAAACTGTGGGCTCAAAAGGATCTATTAAGATAGTAGGTGGACGAGCAAATGTAGCTATTAGATTTAACGGTTTTATCTTTAATGCTGGTAATGGTTCTAATACGCAATGGACAGTTACAAAAGTAGGTGATCAAGTTACCTTTCAACACACAGGCGGAGCTTCTCCAGGCATCGATAAAATTACAATAGGAAACATAATGATCATCGATATTCCTGGAAATGAGGGCTCTTTTGTTATCAAAGAGATAGATTTAGTTAACAACAGTATCACCTTCACTAACCTGTTTGGTACCACTGGTGTTTTTACGCAAACTAACTCTGATCAAGTTAAGTTTATAGAGTCAAAAAAGTATGTCGCGTTCTTAAACCCAAGAAGAGCAATGACGTGGGAAACGTCGCCGGGCGAAATAACAGTAGAGATGCCAACATCGCCGCCTGTTGTGAAAAGATCTTTAAAAGGATCTATTCATATTAATGGGGTTTTTTCGCAGATGTCTAGCAGAGACTCAGATACTAGCTTGACAGTTACTGATGCTTTCCAGTTTCCTGAATCTGGCAGCTTTTATTTAGAGCCTGTTGAAGAGATTGTAACTAGACTACTGACCACATCTGAAAACATAGTTATTTCTAGAAAACAAAATGGTCGCTTAGAGTATGGGCTACAAAAATACAAATATGCTTCTAGGGTTGCGCTTCACACTACAGGCGACATAATCGAAGGTGTCCCGCAGATTACTAATTTAGACTCTGTCGTAGGTTTAGCTATTGGTCAACAAGTTAAGATGGATGGAGTTCCACCTTACGCAAGAGTGACATCTATATCTGGCAATATAGCTAACATATCTTTTCCAGCTACTGCGTCGGCTACAGGAGCTCAGGTTAAGTTTCTTGGAAACCAGCTCACCGGAATCACACCTGATATTCCTACAGTCGCAAGTCTAAATGAGTTTACGTTAACATCGCTCACTAGATTGAGCAATGTAGTGACGGCCGTGACATCTTCAAATCACGGATATAAAGTAGGTGAAACTGTCATCATATCAAATACGACCGGTGGTCCCGGAAATTGGAATGGATCTTTTAAGATCCTTACAGCTAGCGGAAATACTTTTACGTACAAGCAGATCGACACTAACGGCTCTGCGACAGTTTTAGGAGAATCTAGAGTTGAGAGGATTGGATTATCTAATTCTGGATCTAAGGTTATAGTGATTGACGCGATATTTAACGAAGTCAGTAGGATTACTGGTTCGTATATCTGGGACCAAGCAGTGGCTTTTGTTCTTTCTTCCAAAAAAGCTGAAATTCAGGATGATATACAGGCAGGTAAGATTGTACGTCTACTGAATGTAGGATCAAATAATTTATCAAAAGATGGCGGCTTCTTAATTTTTAACTACGGTAAAAACAACCAAGAAGGTCCAGTTAGGTACCTATATAAGCCAACTGACACTACGATAGCTATAGACCCTAGCTATACTTTTAAAAATACCCATATCTCTGGGTCCCCTGTTATTGCAATAAATAAAAAGGGACCTCATCAGATGAGCGGCAAAGCTGCCGAATATCCAGCGTACATCACAGACCCCTCAGAGGCTAGAGTTGTTCTTCAAGAGCTAATTCGTTCGGTTAAAAGTGCCGGTATTTTTGTTAACTTCTTGATTAGATTCCCAGAGCAATTATATGCTACATTAGATGTTTATAGTTCTGGTATTGATCCGGGCTAAGAGTTTTTATAGTATAATTTAGATCATAGGAGACATTAGTGGCAGTACTTGGTCGTTTGTTAATTAGTTCTGCAGAGAGATTAGATTTACCAGATCTTTTAAGTATAGACTCTTATACTGCTGGTGATTTTAAGTATCTTCTCAAGGGCATCATCGGTGATTCTAAGCCCTACATATTAAAAGGCTTTGACGTAATTGATCCTTTAAATGCTATCGGTACTCAAAGTTGCTCTATCAGAGTGGCTGATTCAGTTGTATTTTATCCAGGCTCAAACGCTGGATCTTTCTTTCATGGCTTACAAGAGGGTCATCCACAAGCTGAACCATTAGTTCCTGAACTTAGAAAAAATACAGTCAACTATGTCTACTTAACTTTTAACACTTTTAACTCATCTATAGATACTCGCGCTTTCTGGGATCCAGATAAAGACGGTGGTGTAGGTGGTGAATTTACTCAAGACGTAAACACTCAATCTGTACTTAAGGTTGAAGTACATGTTTCTACTGGATCTTTCCCTGCTAATACTATTCCAGTTGCTAAAGTCACTGTTGGTCCCGTTGTTATCACAGCGATCGAAGACGCGCGCGACTTAATGTTCAGGTTAGGATCTGGCGGAATCTCTCCAAATCCTTTTAATCAGTATCAGTGGCGCAATCTTCCAAACCCGTCGTTTCAGAGATCAGAGCCGCCGATCAAGATGTTGGCTGGTGGAGTTAACCCGTTTCAAGGCGCAGATAAGAACATCTTTACTCTGAAGGAGTGGATGGATGCTATCATGACCAAGCTTCGCGAGCTTGGTGGAACAATCTACTGGTACGAAGACACTTCGACCTACAGTTTGATTTCCGGCTTCATCGACGCAAACGCTACGGCCTTTAAATCTAAGGGTAAATGGATACACAACGGAACTACTCCTGGTCTATTAACCTGGACAGAAGATTTTCACATTAAGATCGCAAGCGACCAAAGAACATACATTGTTCGTAGCAGTAATAAAACACTAAACGACGAACAAGTTATGTATCTACCGATGGTTCGTCAGCAGCCGTTCAACGCTAACGACGAGCAAGTGTCGTGGATCAACGGTCAAAACTACATAAACACTATAGGCGGCGCAATAGGCTTGTTCGCTAACTTATCAAAAGGCGACTACGTCAAAAAGATCAACGACAGCAACGATAAATTTCTACGAGTTGAGGAATTCTACGACGCGATAAATCTTGGTGGATCAGTCACTACTCCAGCTGGAGCTAGATCTATTAGACTTAGTGCTGCGTATCTTGGCACTACGGGCAACGAGAAAGGTCGATACGACAAAGGTGTATACTTAGGCTCTGACGTAGTGGTGAGCAACCGAAACAACATCGCTATCAGCAACATCGGCGGAAACTTCCACTGGCTCGCGATGCGAAGCGACACTATTCAG